GCAAGCGTAACTACCCCATTATTCGCCATAGTCGCCTCACCTGATAATGCGGCATAAACTACAGTATCAGCGGCAGTTCCTATCGGGATTTCAGTCGTGGCTATTCCAGTACAGACAGTTTCTAAAGAGTTGGTTTCCGCGCCGCCTGAAACATCTATAACTCCTTTAATCCCTGAACGTGATGCCGTTACGCCAGCTCCTGTAAAGTTAAGTTCATTGACATATCCTTTATTCACCCCTTCATCTTCCAGTTTAGTAGCGGCATATGAAGGAACTACAAACAGTAATGATAGAATAACAGTCAGTTTTAATATGCGTAGTAAGTATAACATATGGCATCTCCATTCGTTAAAGCATCTACATATATTTTATCCAGGTTATCTACCAATACACTTATGGGTGAATTACCACCTATTACCGCAAGTCCTATCTGCGAACCAGTCGCAGCTACGACATTGCTATCGCCCACCACAACATAGTTAGCATTTCCTAAATCAGCCGATAAATCTACCCTGAAACATGTAGTGGAAGCTGTTAAAACTACAGAAGTCCCTGCAGTAGGAACTACAGTCCTGCCGCTTACCATTGTAGCCGCACCTACAGAATAAACCTTGATAGTTGAAGCGGTAGTAATAGCATTGACTGTCACAGTAGAGGCTGTATTTAAGACCGTAACTGTAGAAGCAGTATTCAAGACCGTCACTGTAGAGGCGGTATTAAGAACCGTAACGGTAGATGCTGTATTAGATACAATTACAGTAGAAACCGTATTTAAAACTGTGATTGTGGCTATTGTATTTACGGTTATAGTGCCTTCCGATATGGTTACAGGTAAGGGATTTACAGAAGCCACATCACCATCATTTACACCATCTATGCCATGGATGAGTTTTACTCTTTGGTATAAAGCAATAGCTCCGCCTGAAATTAAATCCCCAGCTATCGCTATGCCTGATCCTGTGGTTACTTGAATGTTATCAGCCATGTTATCTCCTTATAATTGGTAAGTTAATGCTAAAAGAAGTCCTATCGGGCTTCCTGTTTCTATATTTACCGGTGGTGGTGGTGATCCTACAAAAGGTATAATTAAAAAGTCCGCTATAACATAGTATAAAAGATTAGATTTAGGGTCTAATACAACCTTCATGTTTTCTCAATCTTCGTCACATTCGCCCCTGTATATGAAAGGTTTAATGTCGCCACAGTAGCGGCGTTCTTACTAAATAATATGGTCGTTACATTAGTCCCTGACCATGTCAGGTCTACTGTATCATAAATAGGTATATCGAAATCTTCTGCTACATTAACATTTAAAGAACCATCGGTAGTGATAAATACAGGATAGCAGTATTCATCCGTGGCTGTGATTTTAGCGTATAGCGCTCTTGGCGCGGCATCCGTAGTCCCTGCTACTCGTCTTTTAGTCATATCTTATCCGTATGATAGATCGGCCCTAGACCCAGTATCGCCATATTTAGCCAGTGTCCACGCGTCATCCTTAAGATACTGCTGTGTACCGACTTGAGCGTTCTCGCTCCGAGCTTTAGGTAGTGATACCTTCTCGTATTTCTCCAAGTAGCTTTGGGCAATCTTGGCGGAGTTAATAATCATAAAAGCTATATTAGAACATAATAAATCTATCAACGCCTCTATGAAGCTCGAAGGGAATTTACTCGTCGTGTCTAAATACTTAACATACCTTACGCCCAAACCTGTTGTATCACTAACTATATAATCCCCTTCCTCATACCAAGTAGCATTGTCATCGTTAGTCCCGAATATCCTGATACAGTCACTCGGCCTGGCATAGACTACCGTACAACCTGTGTTATACCAAGCTAAGGTATCAGCCGATGTAGCTAAGAGAGCCCTTTTAATAGCGAAGTTCCACGCAGTTTCACTTAATATGCTCCTTAAAGATAGGTCATACACCCTTGAAGCTATGCGGGCATTATTAGTATCATCATCTATACTGACTATGGGTGTCGCGCCTACTAATGTCATGGCTTTATTTAGTATTTCAGTCTTTGTAGCCATTAGTTACCTCGATAAGCAAAGGTGAGGGTGAGCCGAAGCCCACCCCCTCCAAGCCCATGTTGTTATGTGTACTTTACGATTGACCTGATTGTTCCGCCGGTGATGGATGTCTTTGGATTAATCATAAGATAGATACCCACATCGGCAGGAAGCGCCTGCATTTTATTCGTATCGTTAGCTGCTAACCTTATCGTGGCTACTGTTCCGCCATCAAAGGTATTTGTCTGCGCTGCTACTCCCGCTGCGTTCTGAAGAATACCAAAGTAAGCAGTTACTGCAGTCGTTGCTCCCGTGCAGCAATAAACCGTGGTAGCGGTGGCTGCTGCCGCTATAACTGGCATGTAAACGACTATGTCAGTTACCTTCTTGTTCTTTGGAACCCTTGCGATTAAGAGTGATGAGGTTGTATCTATAGCCGCTGTTATAGCATAGCTATCTATCCATACCTTCTCAACCGTCTTTATGAGGCCGTCGGCTATGATGTTATCTCCGCCTGGGGTGTCATATTTTGTTACATTCGCTCCTTTTATGGTAGCCATTTTTCTCTCCTTCCCTTATAGGGAGGTTGTTAGGCGGATACCTTATAGGCTCCGCCCAACGAGTGCTCCACTACGTTATGTAGTGGAGATGATCCTCACTACTCTATTCTCTTCTAACCTTACTGCACCGATGTTGAGTTCATAATACACCTGCCATGAATAAGACAAGTCTGCCCTTTCATCGGTTCTCACTAGAGGCGCTGAACCCATTGCCGCGCACAAGCCGTACTTATGGAAAGCATAGCCTACGCCGGTGGTTGCGCCCGATGTAATCTGTGTTGACACTATCCACTTGAAGCCCATCCAGGTGTCTAACTCACCGCGAACCAAAGCTTTAATCGAGGCATAGTCGCCCGATGTGGCCTGTTCGAGTGACAATAGGCCCTGTAGAATAGATGTATTTACAACCATATATCTATCTTCAGGTTCTACATCCTTGTCATCCAAGAGCTTCTTTATCGCGGTGATGTCTGCGAGTGTAGTCGCGGCTTGAGTGATGAGCTTCGTGTTACCGTTTGTTACACTTGTTGCCCCTGTTTCTCCACTATACGCTGTCCCTCCGAGCGCATCGAGGATTACGACATCAATCTTCCTGCCCAAAGCTGAAGCAGCCGCTATGGTGTAAGCGCTTCTTGGGTCAGAGATACTCCTTAATTCATCTCCTCGGTCTAACATCCTGTTGTCGTGATAGTCGACCATAGTCCCCATCCTACGGGCGAGGTTCGGGTCGTTGTTCGGTGTTTGGGTGTTTCTTCCGCCCTTCGTCTCCATTGTCCATTCACCTATCTGGTCCTGGAAGAAGGTCTTACCACGCACGTTTGGCTTCACATATATAGTATTTAAGAGCTTACTATATTTCTGCTGGGCCAGTTGCATGATGTTGCGAGAATATGCTTGAGCATATATCGCATTCTGTGTGTCTGCCATTTTGACTCCTTACAGCCTATCGGAATCGATTGCCCTTACGGGTCTATCCTGTTCGGCCTTTAACTGTGGGGCTTTCGCTTATCCACGATTTGACTATAAGGTTAGAGAAGGGCCACAAGGTTATCCTCTCTCCTTTGCTCTATTTATTGTTGCGTACAAAGAATTTACATAATCTATGGCTGCGGTATGTTCTGCATCACTTGCAGCCATATCATTATACGGGTGTTTCTTATCACGAAGTATCGAATCTATCTCCGTTTGAGCCTGTTCAGGTGATAAAGAAAAACGTTTATAACTGAACTCCCCTATCTTATTCTCCGCGAATTGCTCGCCTATCCGAGCTAAGAACTTTATTGCCTTCGGCTCTTTCGCGAGAACTGCGGTAATATAATCAGCTGTCTCTTTATCGCTTGAAAACTTATTTATCACCATCTGCCCTAACTCCACATTACCGTCGTAAGCGTCGCCCCACTCGCTCTTTAATTGATTAACTACCTTTGCCATGTCAGCCTTGTGGGTTTCTAATGCCTTTGAGTAAGCCTGTAATGACTGCTCCTGATACGCGCCCCATAAACCTTTAGCTTGGTGAGGCGTGAGTTTGAACGAATGGACTATCTCCGCGAACTTCTGTTTATCGAAAGTTATCTCTTTTAAGTTGTCAGGGACTTTTGCATCAGGCAACCCGTAAGCTTCCGCCTTATCAGGTATGCCTAAAGCCTTGCTGAACTTACTCCAGCCCTCCACATCATCAGGCCCTTTAGGTATCGGCACTTTATCATGCCCTAACATCTTTTCTAATCCCGCATGGGATTTAAAGGCATTGTTCAACCCTTCAGGAGTGTCCTCGAACTTCGCCAAAAGCGGCGATTTTGCTATATCGCCCTCAAGGTTACTTTTCCACGAACCCGTACCTGTTACCTTTGTTGCTTGAGTTCCCGCGTCAGTAGTGACTGTCGCCTCGCTACCTGTTTCCGTGTCCTGCTGGTCTTGATTGTCAAGATTTTCTTGGTCAAGATTATCAGCCATGTTATGCCTCCTTTTGTTTAGCCAGGGATATGATATCCTCGGCCTTATGTTTAAGTAAAGTTTTTATAGTAGCTATGACCTGCCTTTTTCCGTCTTGTATCCATGTATTCTCGCGTGATTGCGGGTCATAGATAGAAGCGTCATACCCCACCGCTTCTTCGAGCCACTTCATTACTTCTTTCCCTTGAGGTGAATCGAATACGATATGTAGGTTACTCTGTAAGTCTTTTACATCTTCAAGCGAGGTCATCTTCATTTTGTCACCCCCACAGCTTTAGCTTCCGCAAGCGTCTTATCCACATTGGCACCCTTTTCTACAATGCCTGCTCCTTGCTCTGCAAGGGCCATAGCTTGAGCTTTTGCCGCCTGTTCCGCCCTCATCTCCCTTATTGCCTGTATTTCCCTGTCATCCCTTAATATCCTAATTGGTGCTCCTGTAACATCCCAGACGTTATCTATGGTCTTATCAGCGTTTACTTTATCTAATGCGTCAGGTGCAAACTGGGCTATCTGGGCAGTTATGTTTAAAGCGGAGACTAAAGCGTTCATCTCGCTCCGCTTCTGGCTCTGTGCTAATTGTGAAACGTAATCTATCTGGTATGAAGGGTTCTCTAATATCTCATCAGGCGGGTCGGGAAGCCTGCCACGTCTAAACAGTATCCCTATTGTCCGTATGATTATGGGGTCTAATACTTCACTTGTAAATCTGCCTACTGCCGGGCCTAACATGGTCATCTTCTCGTTTATCCGCTCCATTACCTCAGGGTTATTCATCTGCTTTGTAATGTTATCAAACGCTAAAAACACGTCGTTATACATTAAAGACTTAACTTTCATCGTATAGTATTCTATCGCCTGCATACCAACATTAGTATCGCCATAATTGCCGAAGGGGAATATGTCCTTGCCTGAGTCAAGTGCAGTCTTTTTGTAATAATTTATCGCTCTCGGGTTAGCGTTAAAAGGCATGATAAAGGCGTTCTCAGGGAGTGCTATCGGAGGGTCTGTCTGCTTCATCATGGCACGAAGATTGGTCTTTGCTATGGCGTTTAATAACCGTGCCATAGGTAAAGCCTTCATGGCGGGCGAGAATCCCCACGCTATATTGGGCCTTTTGTCAAACCTGTGGCACATGGCGGGGAACTCATTATATCCGCCTTCATCGATTATCTTTTTAGCTTTGACGTCTATCCATAAGGCCTCGATGTCCATATTCTCTTTGGTTGAACTCCTAACATCCTTTTTGTATCTGCGGCCTATAAAAAGGATAAACGGGTGTTTCTTTGTCGAGTCTCGGCCCTTTAATTCCCCCCTCATCTCAATAGATAGCATATCAGCGCCCCAACGTGTCATGGCCTGAAACGCGGTATATTCAAACTCAATGTAATACTCAACGACTCTGCCGCGCGCATCCTCAACGATACATACTTGTTTTAATGGCAGGTTCATAAACCTTATATCATCCTCAATATCTTCTTCTTCGAGCAAGATGCTCGTTCCATAAACGCCTGAAGACTTATAACTTGAGATGACTTCGTGGTAAAAGTTCGATGTATTTATCGCATCGTTTACCTCGCTTGCCACATCTTCTAAATATCCTGAGACAGCTTTATTCGCTACTAAGCCTATATCGCTCGGTTTTAATTTAAACCATCTTGATGTGGGAGGAGTTAAGTAGTTCATAAACCCTGAAGCTAGGACATCAGACGCCTCTAATGTAGTCGAATCCCACAAATTATTGAAGTTTAGCTCTGTCCCCGGGTAATACATGCTTGATACATCAGCCGACTCTACATAGAAGTAATCATGAAGGGTCTGCCAGTATCCATCAAAGTTCTGCCTTAAACCTTTTAAACGGTGTAAGAAGTCTATCTTTTCCTGAGCGCGCGACTTACCTATTGTTTTAAGTTCTGGCATATTAAGCTCCTAAAAGTATCTTGCGTGATACATCTGCTGTGCCGCCTATCCCTAATGGAGATGTGTAAATCGTCTGGCTTCGAGCCATAGCGCGTTTCTTTTTAGCGACAGTCTCCTGAGCTTGCTGTGCGGATACTTGTTGTGCTTGGGCGAGCTCAGCTTTAGCTGC